AAATATGAAGATCCATCTTCAAGAATTAGCTGTACACAACCCGCTACTGATCGAACGTATACTCCTGATTTTGTCTTGCCTAATGGTATTGTGGTTGAAACAAAAGGCAGGTTCACCCTAGAGGATCGCAAGAAACACCTGTGGATACAAGAGCAGTGTGATTACGATATACGTTTCGTGTTTAGTAATTCTAACGCTAAGATACGTAAGGGGTCAAAAACCTCGTATGCAATATGGTGCGACAAACATGGCTTTTTGTATTCCGACAAACTAATACCAGAGGAGTGGTTCAATGAATAATTCGGTACCTTTAGACTTAGAGCCTGGAGAAGCAATTCTTCGTGTTAGTGTTGAGGAAGATGGAGCGACTAGCTTTTCTTGTGGTTTTTATCCAACCAACATGAATATTGAAAAAGACTTTGATTCAAACTCTGAAATTGATCATGATGACATGTTAGCTATTTTTATGGCAGGTATATCGAATCTTATACAAAATGACATGGACACGATACTCCGTATGGGATTTGAGTACATGATCGCAGGAAATAAACCATTTGATTTTATTGTCAATCCAGATGACATAGATTACTTTGAAGGCCTTACTGAAGAGCAGTTAAAACTATTACGTATGAATGTTGTAGGAGAGGCATAATGGTACAGAAATACGAGTCTTTATTTGAATACGCACAAAAACTTAAAAAGGAAAAACCGCAAAAGTCTGACATGGTTAATGCGCCTAAGCATTATATTTTAACAGATACCCTTCAAGTTAAAGATGTTCGTGAAGCCATGCTACAGAAGTTAATGCGTGACGAGATTGTGCTTCCTTATGAAGATGCACACGATTGGATAACTGCGTGGGAATACATTACTCGTGCTCCATTTAAGAATGGTGAAGAAGATTACCGTAAAGCTTTGTGGTATCTAAACAACCTGTTAGAACGGATGGAGAAAAGACGGGGGTTCGTGTATGACCACAAGAAAGATGATTAAGATTAAGTTGCCAGAAGGTCAGCTAATAAAATTGTTAGGCTTTGCAGATGAAATGCTCTCTATGGTAGAGTCAAATGAGTTAAGCCTTGAGGAAGAAAGGGCGGCGAAGGAGCTTCGTCACATATTTAATAAGACATACAATATCTACAAGGATCAGGCCAGTGAAAGTTAAAATAGATTATCAGCGTGACTCCCTGTTGTCTGAGCAGGGAATGACGTTAATGAAGGACTACTATATGCTTCCTTGGGAAAGTTCTCCTCAAGAGGCGTATGCTAGGGCTGCGGAGGCTTACTGCTATGGTGACTACCAGCTTGCTCAACGCATTTACGATTATGCTTCCCTTAACTGGTTTATGTTTGCTAGTCCTGTTCTTAGTAACGCTCCAAGTGATACAGGCTCCTCTAAAGGTTTGCCTATTAGTTGTTTCCTATCTTACGTTGGTGACAATCTTAATTCCCTTATATCCCATCCTGAAGAAGTTGCTTGGCTTTCTGTAAAGGGTGGTGGAGTAGGTGGACACTGGTCTGACATTCGTGGGATCAGCGACAAAGCTCCAGGTCCAATTCCTTTCTTAAAAGTAGTTGATTCTGGTATGACTGCGTGGAAACAAGGACGTACTCGTAAAGGTAGTTACGCCGCTTATCTTGACGTATCCCATCCAGACATACTAGAATTTATTAGCTTTAAAGTACCTACCGGTGGAGATATCAACCGCAAGTGCTTTAATCTTTTTAACGCAGTAAATATTACTGATAACTTTATGGAGAGCGTAATCAATGACAAAGAATGGCACCTTAGAGACCCTCACGATGGATCTACAAGAGATACTATCCCAGCTAGAAAGCTTTGGGAAAGATTACTTGAAGCTCGTTTCAGAACTGGGTCTCCTTACCTCAACTTTCTCGACACCGCAAGACGAGGGTTACCAGATTCTCAAAAAGAACTTGGACTCACAATTCATGGCTCTAACTTATGCAATGAAATCCATCTCGCTACATCTGAAGAACGCACAGCAGTTTGCTGTCTCTCCAGCGTTAACATCGAAAAATACGATGAATGGAAACACACAGGAATGGTTGGAGACCTTATCCGATTCCTTGACAACGTTCTCCAATACTTTATTGACCACGCACCAGAAGAACTTAGAAAAGCTAAATTCTCTGCTGAAAGAGAACGTTCGCTCGGTTTAGGCGCAATGGGCTTCCACGGATACCTACAGTCTAAAGGTATTTCGTGGGAGTCTAGTTTGCATGGGGCTACAAGCATTAATTATGAAATATTTAAGAACATTAAAGCTCAAGCTGTCGAGTCCTCTAAAAAACTAGCGGAGGAGCGAGGAGAAGCCCCTGACATGGAAGGAACGGGTATGCGTAATGCCCACCTACTTGCCATTGCACCAAACGCTAATAGCTCGATTATATGCAACTGTAGCCCCAGCATTGAACCTATTAAGTCAAATGCTTACACGCATAGGACAAGAGCAGGGGCGCATTTAATTAAAAACAAAGCATTGGAGACCGTACTAGAGGCACACAATGAAAATAAGGAAAGCACGTGGAAAAGCATTATTGCTTCAGAAGGCTCTGTCCAGCATTTGGACTTCCTCTCAGACCACGAGAAGAGAGTTTTCAAAACGGCCTTTGAGATCGATCAGACGTGGGTTGTTGAACATGCGTCGAAGAGACAGGAATTTATCTGCCAAGGGCAATCTGTAAACGTTTTCTTCCCTTCTGGAACAGATAAGGCACTTGTTAATGCCGTACATCTAAAAGCTTGGAAAGAAGGATTAAAGGGACTGTATTACTTGCGTACGTCTGCCGGAGTGCAAGCAGAGAAGGTAGGCACTCAGGTAGCTCGTGTAGCTCTTCAAGATTTCATTATGGACGATGAAGATGGCTGTGTGTCATGCCAGGGGTAAAGAAACGTTTCGATAGAGATCTTTATAGAATGTACGACGAGTTAGCTAAAGAAGCTACTCGTATGTACAATGAGAAACTAGGTAACCCTGTTAAAGACAATCCCAATCGTTATAAGCAAGACCTTCTGTGTAAGGACTATTTATTAGAATGCGAGGTTAAGCTTGTGTGGGACTCTGAAGAGTTCCCGTATGACACTGTGCAGTTACCTCAAAGAAAAGAAAAGTTTTTTGATTCCCTTACCCAGTTTTACATCTGGAACAAAACACTGACACGGGCGGCAACGTTTTGGTCAGAGGACGTTAAAGACTTAGAGCCTGTAGAAGTACCCAACAAATACGTGTATAGCGGTGAGTATTTCTTTCAGATTCCCCTAGAGTTAGTTACCTTTGTGGAGTTAGATCATAATTTAAAATTACCCCAATAAGAGGAGTGAACACTATGTCGAAAAATGTAATTGATCGTACGATATTGTTTAAAGAGGTAGCGCCACAGGCCGTTGCCTGTCCATCCGCTCAGTACTTTCAAGACGTACAAGACCTAATAGAAGATATGTCTAAACAGATCAACGAGTTGAGAAATGACAATGATATACTACGTAAACAGATAGCAAAAAATTACGATTAAGGCAATTGCCAAAAGGCAATCGACAAGTATAATAGATGTATAGCCGGTAATTCTACCGGTTTTTTACCCTTCAACCCACATGCATAGGAAGAACAATATGTCGCTACTTGAAGGAAGCTTCGTATATAAACCCTTTAGATTTCCAGACTTTGTCAACAAGGCTGTTGAGCACGAGCGCATCCATTGGATAGAGGATGAACTGGAACTACAGACAGACGTAGCTCACTGGCGCAATGGCAAATTAACACCGGAAGAGAAGAATCAGATCACTCAGATTCTTAAACTATTTACAACATCCGATGTTGCCGTAGGAACAAATTACTTAGAAAACTATATTCCAAAATTTAAAAACAACGAAGTACGGGCGATGCTTACATCATTTGCTTGTAGAGAGTTTATTCATCAACGTTCGTACGCATTATTAAATGACACTCTTGGTTTAGACGAAGCGGAGTTCTCTTCTTTTCTTGACGTAAAACAAATGTCAGACAAGGTTGAGTTTATGGCGGACATTGACATGCACAGTCATCAAGGTACCGCTTTAGCTATTGCACGTAGCGTACTTAATGAGGGCGTATCGTTATTTAGTGCATTTGCGATGTTGCTAAACTATCAGCGGTTTGGTAAGATGCCTGGAATGTGTACTGTTGTTGAGTGGTCAGCAAGAGACGAAACGATGCACAGTGATGGTATGGCTATGCTATTCCGTGAGTTCTGCGATGAACATCCACGAATAGTAAACGATGATTTCAAGAAAGCTATCTATGAAATGTTTAGGACTGCTATCAAGCTTGAGGATAAGATTATTGATATTGCTTTCTCTATGGGAGACCTACAGGGATTGTCTGCATCAGACGTTAAGCAATATATTCGTTACTTGGCTGACAGAAGACTTATTCAACTTGGACTAAAAGGTAATTGGAAAGTTAAGGAAAATCCTTTGCCTTGGATGGAAACTATGTTAGGATCAGACTCAATGAGTAATTTCTTTGAGAAAAGAGTTACAGACTACAATTCTGCAGGAATGACAGGAGAATGGGGTTGGACTGATGTTGATACTTACCGAAAGGAAATCACGGAAGAAGCAGCCTAATCAGGCTTTTCTTAGAGGTATATTTGATTTTAAGCGGGGACAAACTCGTAACCCGTACAAACTAAAGTCCTATTATTTTAAAGAATGGGAACGAGGGTTTAACTACGCATACTACGATAATCTTGCACTCTGTGCGTGATTATTAACAGAGTTCGCTCTCTGCAGGAGCGATAGGAACGTGACTGAATACCTCTCGCTGATGGGGGGTAAAGTAGACTCAAAGGGGTAGCGCCCATACTCTTAGCGGAGTTGCGAGTTGTTGGAGGTCCACGCAGAAAGGTACATCAGATCGTACCTCCTTGGTGGTTACCCTAATCCACCCGTTCCGCTTTTATTTTACTGTCTCTCTCGACACACCCTGGGCATGGTGAATAACTGCCCATTTGTGCTACCCCATTTCCAAGAGAATATACAGTGTTTTGGGGGTAGGGTAGGGGGGAGTCCCAGGGT